ATGGTGGTATAATAGGTACTTATAGTAATCATAATTTACTTATAAGAACTAATAACTCAAATAAAATTACAGTTGAACCTAATAACATAGGCATTCAAACAACCCCAACACAATGGATACATTTATCATCCGACCCATCGGGCAACAAATGGATTCAAATAGATGCTACTCAATTTTCAGCCTCCCCAACAGAACAAAACGGAACGCCAGATACTGCAATAGGACAATCAGTTAATACTAATAAATACCTTACAGAACCCGATTATTGGATAGAAATAAAATTAGGAGCTGCAGGCGGGGATATTGTTTTAATTCCCTGTTATATTAAGGGAGTCTAATATGTTCCTTAAACCTACACCCGAACTCCTTCAGCAAATTAAAGACAGTGGTAAACCCATTATCCAAATTACTATGGAAGAATTTCAAAAAATGGCATCTCAAAGTGGTAAACTATTAACACATACAGAAGTGATGGATAAATTGGAAAAGCGGGGTAATAAACAAAAATAAAAACTATTTATATAAAATAGGAGAAAGTATATATGGCAATTAAAGTAACGGGATTTTTTCAAAACCCAACAACTGGTTTAATTCACCAATCACCAATTTTAACACTTATTCCACATTTAGTATATCCAGGCGGAATTGCGCTTGATGTTCATATTGATAATAATGGAACTGTTGCGTATCAATCTATTGATAAATCGGAACTTGTTTATGATAATTCTATAACAAATGGGCATGACCAATTATTGAATGCTTTAGAGAATTATGTTATAAACCATTTAAAATCTGCAAATGAAGTAAATGAGTTTTCAACATTTGAACATTATGTTAAGCCTGTTGTTGAAGAAGTAACAACTGAAACCGAAGAAACTATTGTTGAAGAAGATAATAGTGAAGAAACCACACCAACCGATATACTTGGTGAATAAAACATAGGTAACACAAAATGGCAGTAAATATCGCAATATATCCTGGTTCATCATCATTCTTTCCCGGCAAAACACCATTTGGGTGGTTCGATAATGATTACGATTTTCAGACAGATGCTGATTCGGTAATAACATGGTGCGCTCGTAGATTGGGTTATCCTGTTGTAGATATAGAACTACAAGATATAGATTTTTACGCCTGCTTTGAGGAAGCAACAGATGAATTTTCATCACAATTAAATCAATATAGGACAAAGGAAAACCTATTAAGTTTACAGGGTTCTTTATTGACCAATAATTTAAATGGGAAATTAATAAATAATAATTTTAGTGGAATAATAAACATTGCCGCAGATTATGGAACTGAAGCAAAATCCGGCGGAACATTGACCCATTACACTGGTTCTTTTGAGTTAGTTAGTGGAAAGCAAATTTATGATTTATCAGATAGTTCTATTGTAACTTTGGAAGCAGGTAATTTATCAACCGATTCAATTACAATTCGTAAATTGTATCATGAAAATCCACCTGCCATTGTTAGGTATTTTGACCCATTTATTGGAACGGGTCTTGGTTCGCAACAAATGTTAGAAACTTTTGGTTGGGGAAATTACTCACCTGGTGTTTCATTTTTAATGCAGCCTATGTATGATGACCTACTTAGATTGCAGGCAATTGAGTTTAATGATATGATTAGAAAATCCCAATTTGGATTTAAGATGTATGGAAAACGGATTCGTGTATTTCCATTCCCAAGCGATACTTATCATAGAACAAAAGTTCATTTTGAATACACACTTGATTCTGAAAGAAATAATCCAATAGCAAAATCGGGTGTAGTATCTGATTTTTCAAATAGCCCATTTGGTAGATTGGATTATTGTGATATAAGTGCGCATGGTAGACAATGGATTTTTAAATACACATTGGCTTTGGTAAAAGATTCATTGGGTATGGTCAGGTCTAAATTTAGTTCAATTCCAATACCTGGCGCAGAAGTTACTTTGGATGGTTCTGATTTAAGGAATCAATCTGCAACTGAAAGAGAGCAATTAGTAACACAATTAAAAGAGATGTTGGAAGCAACAAGTAAAAGGGCGCTTTTGGAAGCAAAGAAGGATGAAACAGAATTTTTAGAATCAACCCTCAATCGTGTTCCAATGCCAATTTACATAGGGTAATATTTATGGCACTATTTGGTTCGGCAAGAGATGTTAGTTTAATTAGAAGATTAAACAAAGAACTTATCAATGAAATAATTGATACGGAAGTCTATTATTATAAACCTGTATTGGATGAATCGTTGGTTAATCTTTACGGGGAAAGTAAAGATAAATATTTTTATAATCCAGTCAAAATTCCTTGCTTAATTGATAGACAAGACACCGAACCTGTTTCAGATGATTTTGGACAATCTTACACCAAAACAGCAACATTTAACTTTTTAAGAGATACTTTAAAAGATGATAAAGATGTAAAGCCGGATGTGGGCGATATAATATATTGGGATAATGAATATTATTTAGTTGATAATATAAATGAAAACCGATTATTTGTAGGTAAAAATCCCGAAACTTGGGATGGTGGAGATGGGCATGGAACATCACTTTCTATTTCATGTCTTGCGCATGTAACAAAACAATCATCTATTAAGTTGGTTGATGTTCGCTTTGGGAATTCTAACAAAAATGATAACTATTTACCAATAGGAATATAATAAATGCCTAACACATATAGAAATATAAACTCAGAAAAGCCTGATTTAAAGCAGACTATGTCATCAACATCGGAAAACCCGAAGTTGAACAAAGCAAAACAGGTTCGAAGGGATGATGATAAAACAAAAAATATATCAGTAGGTATTTATGATATTGACCTTGCTTTTAGGGATTTTTTAGTCAATAATGTAAAACCTTTTATAGAAGATGATGGGCAAATAATTAGTGTGCCTGTTATTTATGCGAATCCTGAAAAATGGTCATCGGCTCAAAAAGATTCTTTTATACGGGATGCAAATGGTAAAATACAAACACCAATTATTGTATTTAAAAGAACGGGGTTATCCACAAATCAAAATGCAGCAAAGTTAAAAGTATTAAACTCCGAAGATGCGCATCAAGCATTTGAACGGAAATATACAAAAGCTAATAGATATGACCAATTTTCATTATTGACGGGGCAAAAACCTGTAAAAGAATATATAGCAGTAGAAAGACCTGATTATTTAGATGTTTCGTATGAAATGACGGTTTGGTGTGATTATATGGAACAATTAAACAAAGTAGTTGAACAAATTATTTTCTTTCAAGGAAGGTCTTTTGGTGATAGGTTTAAGTTTCAGGTAAAAGGTGATAGTTATAACTTTGAAACGATGCAAGATATAAATGATGATAGAATTGTGAGAGCAAGTATTACATTGGTTACAAAAGCCTATATTATACCCGAATATGCGGGGATGATACCAAACAATAAAAAAATATATTCAGTTGGAAAAATAATTTTTAATGAAAGTCCAAAATTAAGTGGTGGATTAAACGAAGAAACTGATTTTAAATAACTTTTTTCAATATTTATTAATAAACAATATAAAAAAACAAAATCTATGGAAGAAAAAGTAGTAAAGCAATTTGAAGATACTGAAAGAGAAAGACTTTTAGAATTTCGTCAAAAAAACTTGGCAGTTACGGCAAGACTTGGAGAAATAGAAATACAATCCAAAGAATTAGAGGAAATTTTCGCAAGTTTGCGAGCCGAAAAGGAAGAATTAATTAAAAATTATAAAGAACTCGCTCAAACCCAAAATGAGTTTGGAAAAGAACTTACTCAAAAATATGGAGTGGGTTCATACGATATTGATACAAATACCTTTACATCGGCTCAATAAATATAGGTTTCCCTAATTTTTTTGTATTTATTATATAGAAACAAAAACTATTAGGAGAATATAATGGCTGAAAGAATTGTTAGTCCTGGCGTTTTCACCCGAGAGCGTGACTTATCATTTTTACCACAAGGTGTAGCAGAAATAGGTGGTGTCCTTATTGGACAAACCATCAAAGGACCTGCATTTGTCCCAACGCAAGTACAATCATTTAATGAATTCCAACAAAAGTTTGGCGGTTTAACCGAAGATTCTTATCTTCCTTATACTGCTCAAGCTTATTTACAAGACGCCCCAAACGCAACTATTGTTAGAGTTTTGGGAACAAATGGGTATTCATTTAATGAACCATTGGTTTTAACAATTTCATCTTCGGTTGGGAATAGAGTAGCGGCAGTATTGTATCCTACTATTTCAGGCTCACTTTCAAGTACTTCAACTCTATTGGATATATTTGATTCTTCAAGAGTTACCAATACAAATGGTGCGACTGGTGGTATAACCGCATCATCGTTTGTATTAACTTTATCTGGTAGTAGTGTTTCTTCGACAAGTGTTACTGCTTCAATGAATCCAAGTAACGCCAATTATTTTACAAAAACTTATGGTTATTTACCAAAAAGTTCAAAGACAGCATATACTTACTTAAACTTTAATACATTCCAATCAGAATCATTTGCAACAGGTCAGACTGTAACGGTTCAGACAGGTTCATTTACACTATTTGATTTTACAGAAGAATATTCAGTAGCATCCACCCCTTGGATTAAATCCCAAAAGATTGGTGGTGTTGCCAAAAACTTATTTAAGTTTCATACATTATCACACGGTAATTCAACAAACTATGAATTAAAGGTTGGTATTACCAACATTAAAGCATCGGGTGATGTTCCTGGTACGGATTATGGTTCATTTGATGTTGTAATTAGAAGGGTAGATACATCTAAAATCCCTTATTCAATTTTTGGGCAGGGTGTACAAGATACGGATTCTCGTCCAAATATTGTTGAACAATTCTCAAACTTAAATCTTGACCCTAACTCACCAAATTATATCAAACGGGTTATTGGGGATAAATATATTACTGTAGATGCTAATGGAAAACTATCCACAAATGGTGATTACGCAAACAATTCAGTTTATGTTAGAGTTGAGGTAGATACCGATGTGGATGCGCTTGCAAATGATGTATCATTAGTTCCATTTGGATTTGGGGCATTAAATTCACCAATTCCAAGCACTGCTGGTATTGTTCCATCACCAACTTATGTGGTAAGTCAATCTTTGGATGGTTCGTATAACAAAAGAGTATTTTTAGGTTATTCTTATGATTTTGTAACTACCGATAACTTAAATTTCTTAAATCCTATTCCTGATGCAAATTCAACTACAGCCGGCTCTGATTTTGATTTGGCTACTTGTGAATCAAATGGTTCTACAATAACATTGAGTACTGGAGCATCAACCGCAGCATTGGATGCAAGAAGATTTATGGTCCCATTCCAAGGTGGATTTGATGGATTTGCACCGAATAGAAAAATAGAGGTTGGTAGTAGCATTTCAGCAGGAAATACACAGGGATTGGATTGTTCATCCGCAACGGCAGCAGGAACTGTTGCATTGAGAAAAGCAATTAATGCGGTATCAAATCCTGATGAATTTGATATGAATATGTTGGTTCTTCCTGGTATTATCAATAGATTACATTCTTCAGTAACCACTTACGCAAAAGACCTTTGCGAAGATAGAGGTGATACATTCTATATAATGGATGCAGGGGCTTATAGTGATAGTATTTCGATGGTTGTTAATGATTTGGCATCATTCGATTCTAATTATGTAGCAACTTATCATCCGTGGGTTAAAATATTGGATACTGATAAAAATAAACCTGTCTGGGTCCCACCTTCGGTAGTTTTACCTGGTGTTATAGCATTCAACGACCAAGTTGCAGCTGAATGGTACGCACCTGCTGGATTAAATAGAGGTGGTTTATCAAATGTAATTGAAGTTAAGACAAGATTAACGCATGATGAAAGAGATGAGTTGTATGTTGGTAGAGTAAATCCAATCGCAACATTCCCAGGGCAGGGTGCAACGGTATTCGGACAGAAAACCCTACAAGCTAAACCATCTGCTTTGGATAGAATCAATGTAAGAAGGTTGTTGATTGCAGTTAAGAAGTTCATAGCATCTTCTTCGAGATATTTAGTATTTGAGAATAATACAGCAGCAACCCGAAATCGTTTCTTATCCATTGTTAATCCTTATTTGGAATCAATCCAACAAAGAAATGGTTTGTACGCATTTAGAGTTGTAATGGATGATACAAACAACACTCCTGATGTAATTGATAGAAATATCTTAAAAGGTGATATTTTCTTACAACCAGCAAAAACCGCTGAATTCATCGTGTTAGACTTTACTGTATTACCAACTGGTGCAGCATTCCCAGAAGGATAATTTAGGAAAAGATATATTTATAGGAAATAAGGAGAAATAAATGGCACAATTATTAACACCACAAGAAATAATGTTTACCAACTTTGAACCAAAAGTTGCTAACCGATTTATTATGTATATTGAGGGTGTACCAGCATATTTAATTAAAGCAGCAAATAGACCTGAATTACAACAAAATAGAGTAACTATTGACCATGTCAATGTTAAAAGATATGTAAAAGGTAGGTCTGAATGGCAAGAATTAACAATTACACTTTATGACCCTATTGTTCCATCTGGTGCGCAAGCAGTAATGGAATGGGTTCGTTTACATCACGAATCTGTAACGGGTAGAGATGGTTATTCCGACTTTTATAAAAAAG